ACTATTGGAGAGAGAACGTGCCAGCAGCAACTAGAATTGGAGATGCAGATGTGGCTCATTGTTCTGGTATGACTAGAGCAGAGGGTTCACCAAATGTATTCGTAAATGATATCGCATGGTCAAGACAAGGTGACAACAATACATCTCATCTTCTGCCCGGCGTACCGTGCCCCTCACATGCAGCACCTATTACAACAGGTTCTAGTAGTGTGTTTGTGAATGGCAAAGGTGCGGGAAGAATTGGTGATGCCATAACTGGTTGCACATCTGTTGCAGCCGGAAGTTCTAACGTATTTTGTGGACCGTAGGAGTAGATAATGGTAGACTTTTCAAATCCTAATCTATGCGGCGCAAGTCCTCAGATGAACGATGTGTTTGCGAAACTGGAAGCAGCAGCCGATGAGATTGAAGCAAAGATAGATGAGGCAGCATCAACTGCTGCATCTGCGTTTCAAGCTGCACAAGATGAAATCAATAATGCAGTCAATCAGTTACAGACAATTGAGATACCAGAACTGCCAAAACTAAATCTTCAAGCAGAGATAAAAGACCTTACAACATTAACCGAGGGAACCCCCCAGTACGCTGCTGCGCTGGCAAACATCACAACAGAATTTGAATCTACTCTAACCAAAGCAGGATTTGAATTAGGGACTCTTATTAAGGATGCAACATCTACTGCTGCATCAGGTGGTAATATTTGTGGTGTTATTCCTAACTTTGAGAAAGAGGCAGGGTCACTTGAGGATGCAACACAAAAAGCAGAGGAAGTTTTACAGGCAGCAGTTGCACCATTAACTGAAACTGTATCCACTGTGACACAGAATGCAGATATCACAACGCAAACAGAGGAAATAGAAGTTGATGTAGCTGCAACACAAACTCCACTGAAGACAGACGCAACACCATTAGAAGAGGATGCCGGTGCGTACTCTATGGTGTCTGAGGAACAGGTCAAAACAATAAGCACGGACACTGGTGAAACAAAAGTGGTGCCTAAAAAGGTGGAGAAACCAGAAGAACGAAAGAATGTTGCACCAAAGTCAAAAGCAGATGGGTTTACTCACAGGATATCTACTAAAACAGAACATTTCTCAGATAAACAAATCACGCTCTCAGCCGGCAACGAGGGAATGACGGAAGTTGTGGTGGAACTTGAAAATGTACCAATCCGTGCAAGCATAAGGATAACACAATATAATTTGTTTGAAACTGAAGTAACCAAATATGAAACAACATCTATTGGTGCTGATGGTAAACCAATACTTGGGTATAGAGAAACGTATGGTATTCATGGTGAGGATATAGTTCAACAAACAGATTTCCACGGTCGTGTTTTGAATAGAAGACGATCCCGCCCCGGCCAGCGACCTGCAAGTGCCTCTGCGAATGGCAATAAACTTACAATCCTAACGCCATACTCAATATTCGAAGACCATCCCGGCGACTTAGAATCAATTATACTTAGGGGGAAGGGGAAAAGATTTAGTTATTTTAAGGGTGGTATGAGAGCACCAAAAGCAATGGGACATAATTACTCAGATAAAAGACTCAACAAAAGATTTAAGGGGAGACTCTTTACGATATCATACAAATATAGAGAGAGTTACGATCCAGAGCCATCAACATGATTATAAAAAGAAAATCTATAGTCACACTAAATATACTTTATTGGATGCCTGATTATCAGGACATTCTGCAAGAGTTTATATGGCAAACACCAGATATTAAACCAGAGTATCCAAGAGTACACAAGTTTTTGAATTTTTGGCATGAGAACATTGATGCAGTTATATCAGAAGTTCTTTTATGCGACGAGCACAATACATCATACAGGCCAGTGAAGGAGATTTATAATGGCTAAAAGAAAAAAGAGTAGGGCACATCAGGTATCTAAGGGTGAGCGTTCTAACGTGAACAAGAAGGTGTGCAACGCGATGCGTAGTGATATATCAATGTTGCAAAGAACAATTAATCAAAGAGAGGCTTGGATGAAGGGTAAGAATGTTATGGTTACCATTCCTAATCCAAACGACAAAGAAACAAACAAAAGATTCATTCGAGTGAACGCAAAAGACATTTGGGGTTCACCTAAGAAGTATATTATGAAACAAAGTGCGAGTGAGTGAGTATAAATAATACAAAAAGGATTACTCATGGCAACCGAAGACACATATTTGAATACTGGTTATTCTGATGCTCAGTCTAAGAACGTTAATTCGACAAGAGATGCCCAAGTTTTCAGAGATTTGGATTTATTTTTTTCTAAGAAGAGCACATCTGCTGATATATCAAAAGTACAAGGAATTCAAGCAGTCAAACGTGCGGTGAGAAACCTTATTCTTACTAATACCTATGAGAAACCTTTTCATCCAGAGATAGGGTCTGGCATTCGTGAACTTTTGTTTGAACCATTGAGTCCTATCACTGCGTTTGTATTATCACAAAGAGTAGAAGATGTAATAGAAAACTTCGAACCAAGAGCAAGATTAGTAGGTGTGCGGGCCTTACCAGACCTAGACCGCAATTCGTATGAAATAAGTATTGAGTTTTATGTCCAGAATGCTCCTACAGAATTAATTGATACCACAGTTCTATTAGAGAGATTACGATAATGGCAGCAACACCAAAAAGACTTGACGTATCAGAATTAGATTTTGATGACATCAAAGATAACTTAAAAGTATTCCTTAAAGGACAGACCGAGTTTACAGACTACGACTTTGAAGGCTCCGGTATGAACATCCTTTTAGATGTTCTTGCGTATAATACACATTACCTTTCATTTAATGCAAACATGCTTGCAAATGAAATGTTCCTTGATAGTTCAGCATTACGTTCCTCTGTTGTATCACACGCAAAAACATTGGGGTATGTTCCACAATCTGCAAGAGCTGCAACTGCAACCGTGGAAGTTGCCTTAACAACAACTAATGCAACTGCAACAATGTCGGCCGGAACTGTTTTTAATACAACCATTGACGGGAGCTCATTTACTTTTATTAACCCAACAGAGAAAACTGCAACCAACATTGGTAACGCAGTTGTCTTTTCTAATCTTGTTATTTACGAGGGAACTTTTGTAACTTCTAGGTTTACAGTTGATACAAAAGATGTTGAACAAAGATTTTTAATAAATGATAACCGTGCAGACACTCGTACACTTACAGTTAAAGTACAGAACTCATCATCTGACTCTACTACCACCACTTACACACTTGCAGATGACATTGCTGCTGTCACATCTACCAGTAACGTTTATTTCTTGCAAGAGGTTGAGGTTGGAAAGTTTGAAGTATATTTTGGCGATGGTGTCCTTGGTAAAGGGTTATCTGACGATAATATTGTCATCTTGCAATACGTAGTATCAAATAAATCGGAGGGTAATGGTGCAACTACATTTACATCTGCTGGTGCGATTGATAGTATTACAGATGTGGGTGTTACAACTATTCAATCTTCCATTGGTGGTTCTGAGCCAGAAAGTATCGAATCAATAAAACTAAATGCACCATTAGATTACTCATCTCAGGGTAGAGCTGTAACTTCAGAGGATTATAAAACACTTGTTAGACAACTTTATGCAAACACACAAGCAGTTGCGGTGTTTGGTGGAGAGAGTGGTTCTTTTGATACAAGTCTGGGTGTGGTTGCGACACCAGAGTATGGTAAAGTTTTTATTAGTATAAAATCCACCACAGGTGAGAACCTAACTGAAACTCAAAAAGAACAGTTGAAGACAGACCTTCAACCTTTCACAGTCGCGTCTATTACTCCTGTCATTGTTGACCCAGAAACTATGTTCTTGATTTTAACATCAAACGTAAATTTTGACTCCAATGCTACAACAAAAGGTAGTGCAACAATAGAATCAAATGTTCGCACCACTATTACAAATTACAATACAGATAATCTAAACACATTCAGTGGTTTGTTTAGACACTCTAATCTCGTTGGTTTAATTGACAGCACTGATTCATCTATCACCAGCAATACTCTTAGTGTGTCTCTTGCAAAACTTTTCACACCAGATACTACTCAAGCTAAATCTTATAACCTTTATTATAACAATAGACTTTTAAATCCTCACACTGAACACAACAAAGAATCTGGTGGTATCGTTGCATCCACAGGTTTTGGTATCAGTGGTCAGACAGGGTTGGAGTTCTTCTTTGATGATGATGTC